TATTGTACCAAAGAACGACATATTTGTCAACAAGGGACTATAAATCCCTTGGGTCTACTAGACCCCACAAGAACCACCTTTCCCACCTATTTCACAAATGTCGTGGGTTTCAATGTGTTCTTCAAATTCATCCCCCAATTTTGTTACGGCTTCTGAATATGGTACACCTGTAATGGGTTGTCCACCTCTTGATGCATCTGCGTAACAAGTAAATCCCCTTAATCGATGAGCATATGAAGCTAGACACTTAGCAAAGTCGTCTACTGTGTCTTCATTATTGTATTTTGTACCCCATGCAGGTAGATTTATTGTGCTAGATATTGCCATATCGACATAATCCTGTACGTCTGCTTGAAACTTAATCCTTTTTTCATATTGTGGTGCTAAATCCATAGCAGACTCAACATCATCTGGATTAACTCCATACCTATCGATTAATTCTTGGGCAGCATTATCAACGACATATTGATACATCCATTTCTTATCGCCTTTAAGGTATCTTCTTTTATAGGCAACGGCAAAAATTGGCTCAATTCCCGTAGATGTTCCAGCTAATATTCCTATAGATCCCGTAGGAGCAATCGATCTGTTAGCTACAGGTCTTGATATTCCAAGTTCATCTGCAAATTCCTTAGATATTTTGTTAGAAACTCCTTTATAAACCGAAAGCCAATTGTGTAATTCTGGAGTAACTTCATAGGAATATCTACGGCTTAGTAACCATTCATGCATCCCCATCAAACCTAAACCTAAACGTCTATTCTTTTCTCTTATATCATAAACTTTTTCATATGGGAGTTTGGCTCTAAGAGTTCCACAAAGAAGAAACTTAGTAGATAATTCAACTATTGTTTTAAACTCTGCAAGGCTCTCAATTCTGCCTAGATTAATACTTCCCAGATTACATACGTCAGAGTCAGAATCCGATACTACTTCACAACAAGCATTACGAAGAGTATCATTTTCATTTTCAAAGAAATTAAAACTGAATCCAGGTTCTGATGTTCTAAGTGCTTGAGCCACATTCTTTCTAAAGGTATCTCCTACCTCACCTGTTTCCATGTAGGACAATAACCAATCGGTGTCATAGTTTAAACTAATATTAGTCATGTCGAGAGGTGCTGGGAAATTGAAATCTTCTACCTTTATATCCCATAGCGATTTTCCCGTAGAGCCGACAGGCATTGAGTGCCAATCCTTTGCTTTTAAAAAGGATTCAGCATCGCCGTGTTGCCAATTTAAACTTGCATAAATTGCACTTCTACGATTGCCCCCCTGCATGATGCGACTACCTATACTATTGATCATTTCCATTTTTGGGATTGGCCCTGATGCTACACCGCCTGTTTTACTAATAGGACTTCCAGCAGGTCTATAAACAGAATAATCTACACCAATGCCACCCCCCGTCATAAGACAACTTTCGGCTTTCCAACTTAGGTTTGCCCAATCTTCACGGGTATCTTCTTCAGCTTTTAGTAGATAGCAATTATTAAAAAACTTGTTAGGTCTACCTGCGTAGTAAATATATCTGCCACCTGGAATGAACTTCATGTCAGTTATAATCTGTGTTAATTCAGACTTTTCATCCCGTGTCATTTTATCTTGGGCAACATCTTCAACTAATGTCCTTGCTAGTTTTTCCCAAGTTTCACAACCTTCATGTCTATACTTATCATTAAATATAGTTTCAGAGAATTTGGATCTAAAAGAGGGGTTTAAATTGCTCTTAAAACTCATCGATTATCCCCACTTCCCTGTATAACATTTCTTTCTAAACGGGAGTTCAGTTTTTGAAGATTCATCAATGCACCATGATCTAATGGCATACCAATATCAGTACAAATAGCAGATAAATACCAAAGACAATCACCTATTTCTTTTAGCATTTCTGTGCGATCTTCATCAGACATGACCCCACCTTTATCTCGTATTATCTTTTTGTACTTGTCAGCTACTTCACCAGCTTCAGATACTAATCCTAAAATAGGATAGGTAATCTTTTTATCTTCTGGATAAATCATATACTTTTGTGCTTTTGTTTGATATTCGCCTATATCCATTACTTATTCTCCTTCTGGATTTGCATTGTTATTAAACGATTTAAATACCACCTACATTTCTGTAGGTCTTTTAATGGATGATCCTTTGAGTAGTATCGCCATATATATTTCAAAATATTTGCTTGGCAGGGGATTTCATTAGAGTTTGGATTTGCAGAAACGGCAGATTCAATTGCATCAATGCATTCAATATCACCATTTGTATAATGCGATGGATGATTGATTAAATCCTCTTTGTATTCCCCTTTAAAACTATCGATGCCACCTTCTTTTTTTTCTGGCAAAGGTGGGCAGTAAGCACTATTAAAATTTCCTTTAGGATTTGACATTACTGTTTTCTCCTAGTGAAATGAATTACTTTAGCACCCTTCTCATCTTCCTTCTGTTTCTCCTCAATCTTTTCTAAAAGTTCAGGATCTGGCTCAAAGCTTAATATGTCTTGTTGTTCCATCTTTCTATCTACAAGTTCTAGAAGACCTGATAAAACATCCATAACCTGATCAACTTTGTAGTCGGGGTAATCACTCGTAAAATTGTTATTAATAGTAACAACTACTTTATTCTTTTCTTCATCGAACCTAATTAAAACAATGGATTGATTTTCATCGAAAGAAACTATCATTTTTTACTCCTGACAATATTAAAAAAAACTTCAGCATCCATACAAACCAAAGGGTTTCTATAGTCAGCTTTAATGATTACGATAGGATCACAAGTAGATGGGCAATTTTGATTTGCCTGATCAAAGTATTGGTAAACACCTATCTTTTTTCTAGATTTGCATTCCACACTATAAGGAAATTTCTTCCTAGCTAATGGACTTAGTTGAATATCTTCTCCAGATACTCCCATTGAGGTAGACTTAACATCATCTTTTTCTAGTTTAGGATAACAACATAAAATCATATCCCTAACCCATTGCTGAAGTTTTCTACCTTTTGCCTTTGCTGATGAAGTTTTCATTCCACATACCAAACCATCTTTGGTTGTTGTGCTTGAGAAAGTGTTTGAGGTCTTAATTCAGCATTTTTCCAACAATCACTTAAATAAGAACAGTAAGTACAAGTTTTTGGTAACGTCTTTTTACCTGTTGGTTTCTGTCTAAAATACTCATCTACTGGTTTAAAACATCTTTTAAATGGCTCATTATTTTTTAATGCTTTAGCCGTCTTTTCAATTTGTTTTAAAACTAATTCTTTTTGCTCTTTTGTTAAATCGCACTCAACAACCTTTATTTCACCGCTGGATTTATCCATGACAATCCAACCACCTGCATCCTTACCTTGAGATTCAGCATATCCAACCAATTGTGGTATATAGCCAAAGTCATCTTCCTTTTGTAAGGCACTAAAACCTTTTCTCCATTTTTGATTAAACGCCCAAGGTGCTGAAGACTTAATATCATAGACTTTATCGTCTATTTGAATGTCATCTTCACCCTCAATAACAAACTCACCTAGCTTTAATTTTACCTTGGATTTACCCCCTGTAATATTAACGCCAGATAACCTTAACAAAAATGTTTGGAGAATCTCAGATATATCGCCATGCATCATTCTCATCCAATGATTATATGGCATAGAAGAACGGGTTGCCCCTGCCTTCTCCTTTTGGAGTTGGCAAAGGGGTTTCCCTACATTAGACATTCTAAGCCTAAATTTTTCTTCTCTTTTACTAAGCTGACGTTTTAAAGCATCTCTAAATTCATTAACGGCACTTTCTATTAACTCTTCTTTAATATCGAGTTTATCAAAATCACCATTTGAAAGCTTAGTACAAACAAATTCTAAAGATGGTTCAATCATCAAACCAAGTCTTTTTCTAACTCACTTAACTTTTCAGCATCTTCAATCATATCTGTAGCATTATCAGTTATGCTATTTTGTTGTATTTGATCGATGTATGCTTTGTTAACAAATGCATTAGCATTCTTAATTATATTGACAATAACTCTAAGTGTTTCCAGAGTCTTTTCATCTAAAGAAACTGGATTTTTAAAGTCAGGTTTGTATTCCATTGTAAAATAAGAAACACCACCCGTTTTCTGCTTTGCCGTTGTTACATCACACCAGTAATCATAGAGTCTTTTATTGCGTGGCAGTATCTTTAAATACTGTTCGTTAAACTGCTTAAAGTTGGAAGATTTATTAAATATTATAGCAGGTTTATTCTCTACTTTCAATGAATTTCCATCAGCATCTTTACCTTCATAGGACACTAGGACACGAAGGATACGATTACATTTTATATCTTTCCAAGATGCCTTCTCATCATCGGGTCTGTCGTACCAATCATCAGGTCTTCCACATTTTAAAGTGCCTTTAGTATCCCTAAATTCAACATTCCAAGATGGACTCTGAATTGTACGGCAAACAGATTCACCCTTTAATTTGTCAAAGTGATTATATTGATAGACATTACTTAAAGGTCTAATCTTCATAGAGTCTGTATAAACAGGTTCAATATCATTAGACTTTAAATATAGTTGTCCTCTAGTTAGAGGTCTGCCTTGATTGTCTTCCTCGCTAGTAACAATTTTAACAATCGGCATCATATCGGCTGGAGATGAATCTCCTGTACCTAATATGTCTGCAAATTCTTTCATTTCGTCACCACCGACATTTAATTCCATAAGGTCATTATTCATAATATTTTGATTCCTTTTATTGCTATGCATAATATCTATATTAGTAACGCCACTTAGTCAAGGGGCATTTCAGATAAATTCATCCAATCTTTACCCATAGACATTTCAACATCTAGAGGTATGGAAAATTCATAATTAAATCTGTCTTTAATCTCAGTTTTTATATCTCTCATTGCCCAAGTAAGTATCTTTTTTACATGGATTTCTTCACTTGGATGGGTATCTACAACTATAGAATCGTGTACTGTTAAAATTAACTTGGACTTGAGATTAAATTTCTTAAATTTCCTCAAGGCTCTGACACAGGAAAGAGGAACTATATCTGCCGTAGCAAAGGATTGGCAGGGAAAATTAACAATTTGTGTACTATTACTTACTCTACCATTTCTAAATGCTTGGACATTGTTAAACCTAAACTGTCTTCCACTTGGTATAGTAACTAAGCCACTTCTTATCACTTCTTCTTTTAATTTTTTATGCCACTCTGCTAGACCCTTATAGACTTCAAAAAACTCTTTAAAGTATTGTCTAACATGAGGTGGCTCATTTGCACCCATGCCACCATAAAGTGGGGCAAAAGTAAAAGCTTTAGATTTTTGGCGTTCATCTTTAGTTACATCTTCAACGTCTTTCTTATATATAATACTTGCCGTCTGCTTATGAATGTCTTTTCCATGTAAAATGTCTTCTTCTATCTGTTTGTCGCCAGATAAAATACCTGCAACTCTAAACTCCAAACCACTATAATCAAATTCAACAATACTACCCCCCTCAAAACGAGATACGATAGCTTTTCTTACAGGAAATTTCTGACTTTTTGGCTGATTTTGAAAATTAGGTCTAGTACTAGAAAGTCTTCCTGTTCTGGTCTGACATTGGTTAAATTCTGGATAGATTATATTATTAGATCGTGTCCATCTTTTGATGCCAACAACAAAACTATCTAAATAAGTAGAAATAGCATTTAATCTAATAATTTTTTCAATAAATTCGGCAGCCAAAGGTCTTTCTAACTCATTCGCTCTATATAATAGCTTACCTAATGTAATTTTATCTGTCTTAAAACCATGAATAGATGCATCTCGTGGACTTAGAGGAGCTAATTTTAAACCTGCCACTTCTTTTTGAGGAATGTACATTGCTCCCTCACCACTACATACAGGACACTTAGTTAAATTTTTCCAAGGCTCACCATTCTTCTTAATTTTCTGGATAGTTCCTTTTCCATAACAAGCAGTACATTTTTTAGCGATAGTTTTATAAACTTTCTGTGTTGTTGCCCTTACTTGTTTAACAAAGTTGCTATCTGACATTCTGGGTGGGGGAAGGGGTTTTCCTTGTGGATTTACCCCTATATTCCATACATCTCTATGCAAATCCCTGTCTTTTACCCTTCTTGAGTACACTACGGCACATAAATCAGCACCAGAATGAAGATTAATGGGTGTATCCCCCATAATCTCTTCAATAATCTTCTTTAATCTCTTCTCTATTTCATTTTTTTCCTGTAAAAACTCTTCTTCCACTTTTAAGAGTTCTTCCATATTGATTTTTATGCCGTTTCGTTCAATTTCAACAAGAAATCCCATCATATCCATCATAAGATCGAACACAGGCTTTAAACCTTTATTGTGTACGGCAAGTAAATCTTTTTGTTGATCTTGGTATACATCCCTACAGGACAAAACATCAGCTTGTAGGTATTCAAGGACAACAGGCAACTCAATTTGCTCAAATCCAACACCTTGTTTAAATAAACTATCTACTAAATCAGACTTTTTGAGCGTAACCATTCTTCTTTCAGCCGTAGCTTTTAAAGATTTGGATATTTGTGTTTGACCCCTATTAAAAATGTACTCCCCAATCATTGTGCAATACACTTTTTCGGGGAGAACAAAACCTCTCTCTAATAATTGAAGTACATCAAATTTGGCATTATGAAATACTGCTATGTCTGCGGAAGAAAGTCTTTTTTGAAGTAACTCCCTACTGTCAGAGATTGCCTGATCGTTATGAAAGTATACAGAATACTCATAGCCATGCTCCTGTGTCCACCACCCTACGGCAACCAATTTATTTAGTGGGTTTTTAGCACTATTATCTATTAACCCATCAAATCTCTGTACTGTGGTTTCACAATCTAAAACAATAATGTTATTCGACATATCGGCTCAATTCTGGCTGAATTTGGCAGATAACTGTGCCATGAAATCCTGACAATTTATTCTTAGAAACAGTTATAAATCTGGTATTATCTGGTATGCCATCTTCTGTTTCTCCAGAGTGCCTTCCTATACCTAAAATAATATCTGCTTCGCCAGCCTTACCCATTTTTGAACCTGCCATTAAGGTATAACTTAACCTTGTTTTATCTTCGGCTTCGGCAGATGCTTGGGATAAAGCCAGCACGGCACAATTAGATTTTTTAGCTAGTTCTCTTAACCTTCTGTACAATTCTGCCAATTTTTCGTGGCTTGCATTGTATTTACCCTCAAGCTGAACCTTGTCGGCTTGATCTAATATAATAATATCAGGCTTTATATAATCGACATAAGACTCTAATTTCATCAAAGACCAATCTTGAGTATCTTTCATAATCATATTAGATTTAATTTTTGAATAATCAGATACTGCTTTAAAACTCTCTTTAATAATTTGATCTCTATTCATACCTGTAAAGGCTTGGTAGGCTCTTAGCTTTGTTCTCTTAGACTTTTCCTCGTTACCAATATAAAGAACCTTTGCCCCTTGTTGGCAAAAACCATCTGGTGATACACATAGGCTTACGGCAAAAGCCGTTTTTCCAGTTTCACTAGTGGCAAAAATAATTCCAAATTCACCTCTTCCAATGCCATAGACATATTTAGAAAGAGTTCGTAGATTAAATTTATATCTATTTTCATTAGATGTTTCATATAGAAGTTCCTCTAGATCATCTGTACAGGGTTCTCCAAACTCATCATCAATCTCACTATTTCTAGCAACATTACTTATTTGAATAATTTCATCCCACTTATCTGCATTACCTTCTGACACGGCAATACCCAAATTAGCTATTTGTCTACCTCTCTCCCTCTGTTTTAATTGCTTTAAAACATCTATGGCAACTTCAGTAGTAAGTTTGGGAGTTTGTTCTATTTTAGTAATTAAATTAGTCGCAACATCTTTTTGTGATTGTGTGGCAACAGGATAAACAATTTCATGCATAGCCATTACATCTTGTGCAGTAATTGTTTTATTGTAGTTTGTATGAGCCTTCTTAATTATTCTATAAATATCTTTTGTATCGTCAGAGAATAATGACTCATCTACATATAATTTATTATTTTTGTAAAAGTTATGATTTAGTAAATTACTAAGTAATTTTATTTCTAACATTGCTCACCTCTTTAAATTGATAGTTATTACTATCACGATTCGGCGAGTTAATAAAGTCTTTTTTTAGAAATAATTATGCCCCCTGGCTATATATATAACTAAGGGGCATTAGGGAGATTATGTTGATCTGAATTTCATCTTATGAATATCAGGTGGAGTATCTCCTCTTCTCTCCGTCATTTTAATTTGGTGAAAAACAACATGAGGGTTGCCTTTCACAATGTCTTCAATAGATTTCAGTAGCTTTTCTTCTTCTTCAGCTACGGCTCTAAAGTTTTCTAATTTATCATAGTCAATAACTACAATTCCTCTTGTCTTCATACTTAGTTTCCCTTCTAGGAGGAGAAATGCTACCTACCGACCAAGTTCTTTTGGGTTTGTTGTTATTTCCAAATCCAAATAATTGTAATCGGTACATTCCTCTATCGTTTAAATTTAAATTTTTAATAGCTTTCGCTTTAATATTTTTCATAATACCAACTCCTGCGGTTCTCGTTTTTGTCCTTTCCAAAAACTTAATTCTCCTTGGAGTGTCCCTAATCTCTGTTCTTTCGGACTTCCAGTAGGATAATTGCACCAGTTTCCTTTCAATCTCCCTACACTCCCAAGGCTTGTCAGAAAAACCACACGCCAGCACTCTTTGAACCTTTTGATAGGTGGTGAATGTGATCCAACTTTCTTTATCTTCATTTTCCAAGATCTTCTTCTTTTATAGTGAACTATCATACAAAACCTCATCAATTTGTTTTGGACTTAAGTATTTCAAATCTTCTTTTGTAAATCGTACTGTACATGGCAAAAAAGAATTAATTTTTTTTGATAACTTAATTGCTTTCTTACTTGCGTCATTATCAAGCACTACAATAGCGTCATCAAAAGCATTTAACTCTAAGCAATGATCCGCACTTATGTTAGTACCACATAAAGCCACTCCAGTATATTTACTGATATTTGAAATAGCACAAGCAGAAGGAACATCTTCTACCAAAATTGCAGTATTTCCCTTACCAACTTTATATAGTGATGGGGCAGTACCATACGTAATCCACTTCGGCATTTCTCTTATTAATGTCCTTCCAATTGCACCTAATAAAGAGTTATGTAGGAAAATAACTCTATTGTCAATAGGGGAATATTTAATATCAATATAATTTTTTTCATATGCCAACCAACTATTGACTTCTTTTAGGTATTCAATTGCCTTGGAATTAACCTCAACTCTGGATAAATAGGTAGGCATTGGTCGTATAATACTAGTGTACTTGCACGGCAGATTTTCGCTATTCAGTTTATTTTTTATACTTTTAAGTGAATAGCCTTTTGAATAAATACCACGCACATTACAGGATGCCCTGTAACAATTCCAAAGCACTTTGCCATCTAAATAAGAAATGGTAAATTTCTTTCTGCCGTTACAAAAAGGGCAATCAAGTGTTAAGCTATCGCCCTCTTTAATGTTTATGTCCTTAATAATGTCTAGTTGTTCTGATCTACTATACATCATTTGATGTTCTGTACTCCCTAAATACACCACCAACAACGTCACCTTCATTATCGAGCATTTCAGTTTCACCTGCCCAAATAACCTCGTCTGCGTCAAAATCAAATTCTTCAGCTTTTTTTCTTAACTCTCTACGACCAAGTATCATCTCTCTTCCTTGTCCATCTTGCCACCAAATTGTGTAATATTCTTTAGTAAAAAACTTACGCATCAGTTATCTCCTCGTTTAAAAAACCATATCCATGTTTTGTATTATTCTCTTTCAAAGTTTTATAACATTGACGAATGACCTTAGATAAAGACAAAGCATCAAAAACTTTTTCTTCGAAAATAAGTTTATCGGTGGCATCTACAAATCGACACAAAATCTTTTGATCGTCTGTATTTGGGTACTTGCATATAATACGTAGATTGCAACCATGACGAATGGGTAATGTCATTTCTTCTATAAGATCAAAATTACTCATATCTTTTTATCCTCGTCTAATTTTTTATTAAGTTCTACTCTACGCTTATATTCACTACCCATCTTTTCATAGTATCTACTCATAGACATAAGCATATCTACATATTCGGATAGGTCTTCATTTGAAGTGATGCCATTATGACTTTCCATTCTACTCCAAAGGTCATAGAGATTATTTTTTAAATGTAAAAATTCGTTAATTTTAGCACCTGCCATTGTCTTACCCCTCCAACTCTTTTTTATAGCAAATGATGAAGTAGCAATCATCGTCATCTATAGGAACATCTTCACAATAAAACTTATCGGTTTTGTGTTTCTCATTCATATATTGAGCATAGTCTTCCATGTATAAACTATCAGCATCATTAAAATGATCGTCATTCCATGACAGATCAATATTAACTTTGTCTGGATTGTTCATCAAATCGGCAAAAGTGAAATCTAAGTCTTCAAACTCCCACTTTTCTTTAATATAGTCGAGAACTGCTTGTTCTGAACCCATCTCTTCTTTCATGTGCCACGCACAAAAATCGTTTGGCAAATTACAAGTGCCACTAAATGTATCAACAACAAAATGCGTTGTTAATGTGGTATGCTCTTCCCATTCTCCTTTGATTTTATTTTCCATTACTTTCTCCATCTTCAATAAATACAAATCCACCACCATTGCCCTCTGGATCTTGAGAAACAACTAAATTAAATATTTCATTTCCTCTGGTCACTTCAAAAATAAGCCAAGGTTTATTTGGATCATTTTTTATTTCATCAGTTGTAAAATCAGTAATTGTAAAACCTATTAATGGTTTATAAAGTTCTTCATATGCGTTCATTATGCCACCTCTTTAATAGTTAAGTTTTGTAGTTGCTTAGATTCAGCAACAATGTAACCCAATAGATGTTCAATTACTGAAATGGTGAACCCATTACCAATAGCTTTCATCCTTTGAGTTTTTGAAATTTTCTTTCTTTGTAAATGCTCATGGAGAGTAGGATCATAATCTTTTGCATTACGAAAAACCCCATAGGCAGTATAGTTATCGTCTAGAGTTTGAAGACGTTCCATCTCTAAGACAGTTAAACTTCTCCATCTTAGTTCATTAGGATTAACTATATAATTATCCTTTTGAACTGTAGTCAGAGCATTTGTTTTACCATCAAATCTCAACTCCAGATTTTGTGATGTTGATCCATCTGGATTGTATCTTCCTCTAGATGCACCACACAATATAAATGGTTCAGTATTTCCACCTGCACCTGTAGTCACACAGGGAGATTTATAATTAATGTCATAAACTCTTTTAAGAATGTCATGTCCATTAACATCTGCTACTGCAACTTGTTTGCACAGGGAACTACTTTCAAAGGTTAATTTCCTTTTACCTTCATCAAAGTATTCTGTAAGTTTACCACCTCTAAAGTATCCATCATTTTTAACAGGTTTTGTGGTTTCCAGAATATCCACTATATTAATATTCTTATCTTTTGGTTGTTCTATTAATATAGTCCTGTATGTGCCATCTTCTTGGCGAATACCAAACCAATATAATCTTTTACGATTTTGGGCAGAAACTAAATGTGAATTAATTAACTGTGGCTGAATACCTAAAGTATTAGATATTACATCCATATTCTTTTGTGTCATCTTTACGTTTTCTAGTAGGATGACCTCTGGTTCACATTCTTTAACTAATCTAACAAACTCAAAGAAAAGTTTACCTCTAGGATCATCAAAAGATGGTATCTTAGAACCTTTAGCAAATGAGAATGATTGGCATGGTGTACCACCAATAATCATATCTATTTTAGGTAAATCTTTACCTTTGACGTTCTTAATGTCACCTAAGAATTTTGTATCTGGATAATTACAGGCAGTAATGCTTTGAGTATATTCATCTAATTCACTACTAAAGTAATTGTTTATAGGTATACCAGATCGCCTACACGCAACCTGTCCACCACTAATGCCATCACATGGGGATAAAATATTTAACCCAATGCCATAGGCAATCTTCTGATGGATGTTCATCTTTGAATAGTGAGATATAAAGATGTTATACCTTTAGAATCACCTACACCATGCGTAACATTAAAATTAATAATGTCACCAACTTTGGCTAACTTTTTTATCAACTTAATAGATAGACGTTTATCCCCTCTTTTAGTCATATAGAATTTGACATGAGATGGAGTAACTTCATAATGATTTAGAAAATCTATGTCACAAGGTAGTGTGTATGATTTGTTTACACCCTCACTATTATATATAGTGTATGTATTATTTTTTAGATGCTCTAAGTCATCTTTATATTTAATACCAAAGTGTTTATAAATAAATTCTCTGATACTTTTATTACAATCGATAATATGTTTATTCAACATAGTATCTGTAAGTTTAATCGTTGGTTGCATTTTTCACCTCTAAATAAAAATTAATTGATTCCCTAGTAATGGGGTAGTTCGAACCCACAAAGGGGTTCTCACTTATACCATGCCGTTTTTATTTGTAAAGGTATTTATTAAGTGCAGGTTATGAGCCTAGTAACTCCACTAACTGCTAAGTCATTGATTTCATTGATAAGCCACCTAACCTGAAGGTCAGAGGTTCAAATCCTCTCCCCGCAACCAAGTTACTGATTTTATTGAATTTTATTTTTTAAAAATGCTTATTTTGAGTTGAAGTTGAACTTAGTTGAAGTTTTATGCATTTTTTTTGATTTTGTAGTGTTTTTAACACAGGTTTGAAACGAATCATTTATCATTTCCTGTAATCTTTCTAATGAGTATTTCTGCAATTGTAGTTATTGCTAAAACTTCCCAAAATAAAGCGACAATAATTATGTATCGATCTTCGACTTTATAATCTCTTAGTATTTCCATTAGTAAAATACAACCAAGACACTTCATAATGATATAAACAGAAATCATTTTCTAATAAAATCTTTAAACACTAGCATCCAAACCTCTTTGCCATTCCTTTTTCAGCTAATTTCTTTGTAGGTCTTACATAAACAGAAAGTATGTTTCTGGATAAATGACCTGTTACTGATCTAAGTTCATCTTCAGTACATCCAGATTCAGCCATTTCAGTTGCTCCTGTACGTCTAAGATCACTTAGTTTTAATTCTTTAGGTAAACCTGCTTTGATCCTTACTCTCTGCGTATACTTGGCATAAAGTCTGGTATCTCTGTATGGATTACCTGTAGTTTCACAAATAATAATATGATCCTCTGGATCACCTCTATTTATTTTAGAAAGTCTTTCAATCAATCTAGGAGATAATTCTAAATCTATATCAACTCCAGTTTTTTCTTGAACAAATCTTACATTATTACCATGTACGTTTTTCCATTTGAGTTTACGCATATCACCAACTCTCTGACACAAATCATAACAAAATAATGCTAGTGTTCCTACAGAACTTAAACCTAGTTCATCAGAGGTATTAATAAAGGTACTAACATGGTGCGTTTCCCATAAAACTACCCTTGGTGGTAATCCTTTAATTCCCATTAAAGCAAATGGATTAAAGCGTACTTTTTTGTGTTTGTAGGCTATGTTAAATACTCGTCTAAGTACTTTAACTATGTGTGTTGCTCTATGTAAACTATATGTATCACGAATAGATTTGTATAGTTTTTCGGTGTATTGACTATCAATGTTTCTCAATAGCATTTCACCAAATAATAGCCTATCATTATCAACTCTGGTAAGAATTGCTTGTCTAAGTAGCATTTCATATGCCACTTTACTATTAGGCTTTAAGTTTTCATAGGCGATTAAAGTTTTATAAAACTGAATAAACCCTGCCACAGTATTTTCATCTTTGTTTTGGGTAGGATGTTTACCAGATTGATACTTTTTATAATCATCATCTAGTTCCTTGCACCTTACTATAGCATCTTCCATGTCTGAATAGGTTTCAGCCACAACAAAAAGAGCATTACGCAATGGTTCAGAAGGATTTACAACCCAACTAACACCGCCACCTTTTAAGGTGCGTTTCTGTAAGTATTTAATTCTCTTCATAAAACCTCTGATTCGTTAACTAAAACCATTATAGTGCATAAAAAATAAAGTCAACAAAATTATTTTCTGGACTTTATAAACGAATCAGTTTAGTGGTATAGGGGAGTTAGGTGTTGTGGTAGTCATTATAAACCACCAACCAAGGATGGTTTTCATTTCCAAAAAATATGAAATGATTACTCAACATCTAATTCTGTAATATTTTCATTTTTTCTCCTTATTCCCTCAGAGTAACCTGCATTTACTCTGGGGGTTTTTTTATACCTGCACGGCAGATAAAAAATGTCTAAGGAGTAATCTCCAGTAAAACGCCACTTGACCAAGCGTTGTCGGAGTCATCGTCTGGATGTGTACCTTTCGGTAAAGCAATTATACTTCCGTCTAGGTTAACAATTTGATATTTTCTATTTTGTTCTTCTGCTAAACACCACGCCATTTCTATGGCATCAAGAAGTTGATTGCAGTTGCTCGATTTAAATTTAATTATGTTTAGTTTTTTGTTCATTTCACCTCACATTATTAATGGTATAGAATTGGTAGCACTTAATGAATCAAATTGCAACAACTATGGAAAAAATACTTCCTGCACGGCAGACTATTAATGCATGAATCCAAATAGAATCAAACACTTAGTTATATAAAATAATTATAAATATATAAGAACAAAAATAGAACAAAAATTTTTGAATTATTTATTTAAATAAAGAAAAATGTAATAAAAACAATAATTTACTAGGTGTTTTTTATTGCGAATCAAACGCCAATTTATTAAATTGCAATTTCAATCAATTTTTAATAAATAGGTGAAAAATGAAAAATACATATATTATTTATGAAGGTGATTCTTGTTTAGATAAAAAACCAATTGTTGCCATTTTAACTTTAACATCAAACAATGAAAAACTTACTGGAGGTGAAAAAATAGAATTGTGCCAGTTGTGGTTTTTAAAAAAAGATATAGATCCATTGACGGCTAGTCGTACAGGTGAAGATTTTTCAATCTGTGGCAATTGCAAATTAAGAGGGGTTGCTAATTTAAATAAAAAATCAGGGGTGGCAGATTCTAGGGGGTGTTATGTTCTTTTATATATGCGACCATTGAGTCTATATAAAGCAATTCCTGAATTACCTAGAATATCAATGTCAAAAGCAAAACAATTAGTAAAAGGTAAATTTTTGAGAGTCGGTGCTTATGGTGACTCTGGTTCAGTACCAAATAATTATATTAATCCTTTAATTAATGTATCAAAAAAATTTACTGGATATAGCCACCAGTGGGAATCCTTTACTAATAAGAATCTAATGGCATCTTGTGAAACATTAGAGCAAAGAAAAATTGCAAAGAAAAAAGGTTATAGAACATTTAGAGTCTTAACAGATAAATCCGAAATATCCGAAAATGAAATTCTTTGTCCAGCCAGCAAAGAATCCTTGAAACAATCTAATTGTTTTAAATGTGGTTTATGCAATGGTAATAAATCAAATAGTTTAAAAGATATTGCAATTGTGAGTCATGGTGGCATCAAAAACAATCTCAATAATATAATTCGAGAATTAAGAAATTGAGTAAAATTTATTATATTTTAGGTTTTATTTGTTTTTGGTGTTTCATAATAGAATTATTATTTAATTAATGAAAATTTAGGGGTTTTTTAAAAAATTGCCCCGAAATAAAGCTCATACAGTACCCACAAATGCTTTTTGAATAGTGACACAAGCAAAAATAATTAAGGTACTGTATGAGCATATTTTATGCCATAGAGTTAAAATATTAATTAAGTGTACTATTGATTCTTTAAATATGACACTTAAAAAAAGTGTATTAAATTATAATTGTTTAATATCAATACTTTATAACTTTTTTTGTCAAAAATGGGGATTCTAGATATTTTTATATTATAATAAGACTATGAGATAATTGTTTTTCCTTTCTGATTATCTCTAGAAAGGTAGGTGAAAAAATATAATTTATGACTCATTTCTGTTTTGTTTAAATTAATAGGCGTTTTGTTTTGTCATTCTCAAATACGCCTATTAACAAAACAAATAAAAAGACTTAACTATATAATTAACTATTGTTTATTTAAGTAATTAATTATATATTTAATTCAAGAATTAGTTGTTTTGATTCTTCGGTAGGTTTAACGATAGTTTTTTAATTTAGAAAAAACCCCTACTGTAAATAAAAGGCTCTTTGACATAAAGCGATAATATTAAAAATAACTTAATACGCTCTTTGTAGGTTTTAGAAAAATCTACAACTGTAGTGATTTTATAGGCTAGATTTAACAATCAATATTTGAGTCTAGCTTTTTATAAATTGCCTGAGTTTAAAAAAATCAATCAATTTTTAAATATAGGTGATAATATGAATATTTCTAAAAAATCAATTAATGCAAAATTAAAAATTATTTCTGCTAAAAATATCCATAATAAAAATAAAAGATTATGGTTAAGACAAAGAGAAATAAAAAACAAATATTTATCAGAAATTTTAACTTGTAAAAATTTAGGTGTTTCTAGTCGTTTTATTGTTTCAAATTTAGCAAAACATTATAATACAAATAATAAAATAATTAGAAAAATTTTAACTTTTTCAGTGGTGTAATTATGTTATTAGATATTTTTGAAGTTTTTAAAGATGATGTTAACGCAACGCCAAAAGAAGTAATTGAGTCATTTTTTGAATACACATTAAAAGAAATACATAATAATTATATGTTTATGAGTGTTGAAAAGAAAAACGGCAATATGCATTTACTCTTTAAACATTGTGAAACTAGGGAATATATAAGAATTCCATTTAAAAAAGAATTCTTTTTAAATAATCCCACAATTAATTAAGTGAATATCTCAGGCAATTTATAAAAGGCTAGACTCTTTCAATTCAATCAATTTTTAAAAAATAGGTGAAAAATGTTAGATATAGTTAATATAAATAATTATCCAATTAATGAAGTTAAAGACAATTTTAACGCTTTAGAATTAACAACATTAAATTTTGGAGTCGCATTAAGACCAATTACTTTTCAATGTCAATTTCAAGGTGAAATACCTTTTTATGATAACGAAATTCCAAAAGAACTTGGAAGACTCGTTTTAAAAACTAACCCTGATAATGGTTTTTTATTAAGGGATTATAAAGAATGTAATTATGATCAAATAATAAAAAATTCTTGTTTAGGTATAGTTGGTTTAAGATATAAACCTATGTTAAATGGGGTTATCTTTAATCTATTAAAAAAGTGTTTACTTTCACAAATACCAATTGAAAATTTACAAGATGCCGTTTTAACTGAAACTTCTGCAAAAAATGGGGCGTTTAGCCGTTTTGAGATTATGTTTCCAAAAATGCAAAATGTAATTGATCAAAAAGGTAGGTATGACAATACAAGATTAAATTTTCGAATTGCCGTAAATAATACTTTTGACGGCTCTGGAAGACTCGTTATTGATGCTGGTTTTTTTGATCAAGTTTGTAGCAATGGTTTAAAAATCGGTAGTTATGAAACTGATACAAGTAAACACACTGGTAATTTAACTGAAGAAAAAATTGAATATTTTATTTCTGAGCAAATTGAATCTTCTAAAGATAAAATTGAGCAGATTCAAAAATGGTCAAATATTCCAGTAAATGGTTTTGAGATTAAAGAAAAAATATTTGAAAAATTCTTTTCTGAAACACAAGCAAAGAAAATGCATCAGCAATTTAAGAATGAGTGTTTAGATCGTGGAAAGACTCTATGGTCGGTCGTTTCAACTCTTACTTACTGGTCTTCATCTGATAATGTAAGAAATAACGGAGTCGAATTTAGTGTACGAAATACTGGACTCGATAATGTAGCTAGTACGCTAGACTCTAGACAAAAGATAGTTGATAAGATTCTTAAATCAAAAGAATTTCAAGAATTATCTTTAGTCGCATAAATAAATAAAAATAAATCTAGCCTATAAAATCACTACGAAAATAAATTAAAAGGGAGTCTTTTATTTAATCAATCAATTTTTAAATATAGGTGATAATATGAAACAACATTTTATAAATATCTTTTGGTTTATTGCTATCACTGGCAATTTATCCTTAATCATTTTTTTTACTTTATGGATTCTATTAGATTATCCAAAAATGACTATCGGTCTAGGGGGTTAAATAATGAAACAAGCAATAAATTTTAAAAGAGAAATATTAGATTCTGGTATCACATTAAGACAACAAAAATTTCTTAATCAAATTGCAGAGTCTGATTTAACTGTAAAACGATTAATCAATAGACTAGGTGACTCACTAAATAATAAAACAATAGCGAGTTATTTAGTTAAATATGTAATTGGTCGTAAAAATATAATTCAAGTATTAGATAAAAAAGGAGTCAAAATTGAAAATATTTAAATTATTAAAATTACAAGAAACGATTGAAGATAAAAACAATCGAAAAATTCCAGGTGATTTAAAGCAATTAAATAAACTATTTTATTATTCTGAATCTGGTAATAAAAAGGTAAAACTTTCAGAAATGGAATTAAACCATTTTATCAGAATAGGAATTAAAAAGGGTTTATTTAGTTCTTAATTAATGCATAGCCAAAAGACTCCCTCTTTATTTATTTTTTTATCAAACTAAAATTTTTTAGAGTTTAATTTTTTATTAAATAACTTTAAAAGATTTATTTTTTTTATTTATTCAATAATTTCAATAGTTTAAAAATACATTCTATGAACTAAACAGTTAGAGAATACAATTAATTATTTAAATAGATAAATTAATCAAACAAAATCAATTACTTAGCTTAAAATAAAATTAAATTGATACCCGTACAAGTGCCACGGGGGGTGTGGGGGTTGCCGTATACAACCTCAACCTGAGATGGGAAAAATGAGTTAGTAAAGTCCTGCTGCACAGGGATTATAAAAACTTGTACCCACATATATTGTAAAGTTCCTATGTAAAATAACAATATTTAGTAGGAAGTGTAAAATAACTGTTGACTTTGTTACGCCACTCTGTTATTGCATTAGTTAAGGAATCAGTAATGGAGTTAGAAACTAAAATTGTCAGTCACCTCTGCTAATTCTATTGTTGTTCCTGTACCAATGTCTGTCGAAACAGACTTAGCTATAGATAACGATGGGTTTTTTTATCTTACCATTGATATTTATTCGGATGAGGAAGATTCTCAAGAAGTAAAGATTCCCTTCTCTAAACTTGTTGAGGATCTCCTTATTTTTTACAAGACAGAATATGGTGTAAATGGCTATCAGGATTTGTATGCGATGGCACATGAACTATCTCGACAATCAGAAAAGATGCGTGAAGTAGCACATGAGATGGAAGATAGTTTAACACCTGATCTTTTTAGCGGGAAATAATTGAACCAACTACATCTTTTTAAAGATACCCCAGAGATTATAAGGGGTAATAGTAGAATTTGTAGTAAATGCAAAAAGAAATTGCCTTTAAAATGTTTCCCTAAAGTTCGTGGTCTTTATTATAGACCTGAATGTAAATCCTGTATTAATGGTCAATTAAGTGCGAGAAGAAAATTAAGAAAGATATACCCTCATCCAGCCGAAGATTATAGGTGTCCTATCTGCGAAAGGCATAAAGATGATATTCTTATTCAGGATTCAAGAAATTTAAGAAGTCCTTGGGTGCTGGATCATTGCCATGAAACCCAGGAGTTTAGGGGATGGTTATGTGATCGTTGTAATAAGCTTTGTGGTAACGCTACAGATGATATTTCTGTCCTAAAAAAGGCGATAAAATACCTAAGTAATATATAGGGTGTACCCCCCTAGGGCATTTATATTGTACCATGAAATTTAAAATTTGTAAATATTTTTTTTTAACTATGGCACTAACTAATATACAGTTGTTGACATAGTAAAGTCCTTTTGATATAATAATGAATATAAAAAGTTAATGTCGTTTATTAATCTGCATTACATAAGAGCAGCCATACAGGCTAAAACAGGCAAAAGATTAAGTTTAAGAAAAGTAAAAAGGCTACTTGTGAGAGAGAAGTTGATTACGGCTGATGAAGCTAGGCAGCTCCAGCCATTTAATTATGCGGATTATTTCAATTTTCCCCATTCAGAAATCGATGAATCACTTGGCATCCAAGAAGATGAATTTGAGGATGATCAAGCGGAAGCGAAAGTCTTTGCCAAAATTGAACAAGAAAACAGATAAATTGAAAGGATAGCCATGCC